GCTTTGAATACAAGCGTGGTGATACCATTAGCTGGCCCGCCTTGGTGCTTGCCAACAAGAGCAACGTGAGCGCCTTCATGTTCGAACTTGATGTCCGTCAATCGACGTTTTGCATCAGTCATGTTTCAGTTCCTCGACAGTAGCCATAGCGCCAATACTGACGCCGTTAATATCACCAGACTTCACACCTTCCCAAAGAAGATCAGACGTTGCATCGCCTTCAGGGAAGTGCCACCATTGTAGCCAAGTACCTTTCTTAACTTCCACACCGTTATCAAGTTTGAAACTTGCGGGAGCAATGAAGGATTGAACAATGTCAGCTTTCTGTGTTTCGACTTGGTGAAAGAGGTTAGCAACTTGGCAGTGTGTGTTGAAGTTATTGCAAGCTTTCTCTACTTCTACTTCAGTGTATACATCACCGTGTAGATCAACAGAGTCAGGTTCCAATACAACAAACATCGCCATACGCTTCTCATCATTGAGAGCTTTAGTTACTTCAACTTGTTCTGGAGACTCTTGCGAGCCTCCGAAGTGTTTTTCAATTAGTTCTGCAAGTGCATCAACGAATTTCATTGTGACTCCTTATGCGTTGTTGGCAGCAGCATTATCTCTGCCAGAAGATTTCTTGGATGCACCGTTACCGCCACCAGCAGCCATTCCGTCACCAGCTTGGCTTTCGCCTCCCATGATTTCTTCTTTGTCAACTGGTTCATCGACGCCTTTAGGTACAACTTTGATAGACTCACGAATCTTGTTAGCCATATCACGATCCAATTCAAGAGCGCCCACACTACCCATACGTTGAATAGCTTTCGAGAACTCATCCAAGTCAACTTCATCAAGATCACCGTAGCACAACTTAGGAAGTTCTTTCGCTGTCAGGATTTCTCCGTTCAATGCAAATAGCTGAGGGATCAAGTCATTGTTGAGCGTGTCCTGAATCTCTTTCAGACGTGCTTCAATGGCCATAGCCATAATGTTTGTTTTAGCACCAGCAAGCGAGTAAGATCCAACTTGGTCTTGACCCATCTTCAACATATCAGCAAACAACACCATCAGGATTTTGTTGTCCCAACGTTTGATGATTGCATCAGTGTCGTACATCTTTCCACCTTGGGTAGAAGTCAGTTCAAACTTGAAGAGAGGTTGACGGCTCTCTGGGTCAAATGCCTGTGGCAAAATCAAACCAGATTGTTCGTTCATTTGGATGTTACGGATAACGTTCTTGTAGTATTCGAAGATTGCCTTCTCACTATCAGATGCGTCTTCACTCATATAGCGTGGTGGAAGATACAGAGTTGGCATACCGTTCATATCACGTGTGATACCGATAGCTTCTTGTTCTTCAATCTGTCTACGGAAGAGCCAAGCATTGTAGCAACCACGTAGAGGGCTGTTGCCTTCTGGGTTGTCACGCTTTGCATCTACACGGAACAGCATAAATTTCTTACGGGGAATCTGGATAATCCCATCAGCAGTTAGGTTCACGTAACGATCACCGTTCTGTACGCCCGCTAGGTTCTGCTCACAGCCTACAAGGTCACGACCGTCATCACTGTATACCCAGCGAGAGATTGTGTCTTGAGAGCGAACAGGGAGCTTCCTGATGCCAATCTTGTTGTCATTGTAGGAAGAGCCAGTATCGAATGTACGGCGACGGTAAACTTTTTCATGAACAGAGAAGCCATATGTGTACATGCTTGTCACTTCACGAATGAAGTCTGCAAAGCTGTGTTCCATATCGTGGATAACGGATTCAAGAAACTCGCCACGGGCTTTCATTGCTGCATCAGGTTCTACACCTAGATCAACACTCCATTCAACTCTTGCAATCATCATCTCAACAAGAGAGATGGCAGAGCGGATAGTTGCGTCTTGTGCCATAGTGCGGAAGGTACGACATGCTTCTGGGAAACGAAGTTCACGTCTATTCTCTTCAGCGATATGACCACCATATTGTTTTAGTCCAGTGGCTCCCATTTCTCCAAGACGAAGACGGGGCATAGGAGCAGCTACTTTTTCAATCTTAGTTCTCTTAGCCATGAGTTGTCCTTATCTGTAGAATGCAAATGGGTTGGCCTGAGTCATAACTGGGACACTGAAGTCAGGTAGATACTGTTCAGAAGACAGAGCGTGGAAGGCATCAGATGTGGCGTCCACTTGGTCATCCTTAATATTCTTACTACCATCGAAACGTTCAAGTTCCATCAAGTAGTCCTTAGTCCAGTCAGCCTCAATAATCTCAACGTTACCAGCTTCACATGTTGCAGCGAAGGGAGCGAATCGAGTGACCTTGGATTTGTTAGTCTGTTTCATACGAGCGTAGAACCCATGATCAGCCAAGTCACGAATGAGTTGAGCAGCATAAGCTTTACCGGCAGCACCGGGGTCGCACGGAACAATAATTTGAACATCATCACCATCGTGCTTTGCAGTTTCAAGGATCAGTTCAAACACACCACCATGACGGCGACGATCACGAACAACATCTTCTACTGTAAAGATACCCGATTTGTTTCTGCTCATGAGAACACCAGCAGTCCAGTCAGGGTTACGATTAGTTTCAGATTCAACAGTACCACTGATATCCCATGCTCTCACTCTCTTAATAGATTTGAGGTCACGCTGAGTTACCATGTTGCACCATTGCGATTTGAAGTAGCCTGTGCCTTCAGCACGTGCTAGCCAGCTTCCATATAGCAGACGTTCTTTCTCAACACGACCAAGACCTTCCAGCCAACCTACATATTCAGGTTGAGCTTCACAGAGAACTGGGTTGTCGTAAACGTTGGCTGCAATGAACCTGAAGCTTAGCGGCTTAATTTGTTTCTTATGACCACGTGGTAGATCGGGGACACCATACTTTTCATACAATTCATCTAGAGTATCAGCCCACAACATCTTTCCGTCATTCCTGATGAAGTAGCGCATTACGCCGTCTCTCTCAGGGATTGGGATTCCTGTTTCCTGATCTAGCCACCACTCAAGCCAATGGCGAAGGAAGCTACCGTAATCAGGGTTACAGGTGATTTTCATATGAGGCTTTACTTCTTTACACTTTGGGTTACGCATACGAGACGTGAGGTAAGTGACCATAGCTTCTTCAAACTGTTGGCCTTCGTCCACTAGGAACTGACTTACTTCCCAACCTTGGAAGTTGTCTTCGTCTTTCTGGTTTTCAAAGTGACGGAGGTAAACTTTAGCTCCGTTAGAGAATAGGAAGTGGTGTTCTTTGTCACGCCATCTTACCTTTGGATCAATAAGCTTAAAGAGTTCTTCGGCTTTCTCATGAAGTCCACCCGGCCCTTTAAGTTGTGGTGTAGTACGTCTTACCATACAACCACGGAATGTGGGATACTGGATGTGTTTAAGGAAGTCCATAACACCCAGATAACTTTTGCCTGCTCCAGCCGCTCCACCGAATACGGTAATGTCAGCATCACTGTGCATAAAGTTGTATTGCTTTTGTGACTTTGGCCCAATAACGTTAGGGTCAAGATCAAAGACCATATCGTCAGCCATTGCCTGTCCTCTTTAGAAAAGATAAAAGGGCGACCCCGAAGGGTCATCCCTGTTTTGGTTAGAGAATTGCTCTCTATGTATGGTATTGTACAACGGAATTTCCAGTTGTCAACCCCTAAGCGTAACATTTATTGAAATTAAATGTCAAGCTTTTAGTGCGGTGATAATTGCATTCACCTTTGCCTTCAGTTCATTGACCAAAGATTGAGTGGTTGCAGGGTCTACAGCATCTGCTGTCGTCACTGTCGTTAGTGCAGTAATAGCAGCAGCTTGTCCAGAGTCAACGAATGCACCAGCTTTGATGCCTTCCAGCAATCCAAGTTGAGCAACCAGTTCGTATTGTTCTACAGGTGTTGTCATTATAAAGTTTCCTTCTAGTTAGATTCCGATTGCCATAATCATGACAACGGTGTTTGGAGAGGTTCTGATTGTAGAACCGTTACCTACGAGAGCAGTGCCTCGAAGTGTATAACCAGCAGCAGTTGTGGTCGTTTGAACTGTGGACAGTGTTGCCCATGCTCTGTCTTCCATTGTTGCTGTCGATAGTCGAGCAGTGGCTGTAACAACTGGAGCTACTGTGAAACCAGCAGACGAGTAGTCAACCGTGAAGTCACCGTTTACATCCGATGTTACTAGTCCATACCAGATTTTAGGAGAAGGTGCGGCACCAGTTACGTTGTACACCAATGGGAATGCAGTCGAACCTACAGTTGTTACTCCAGTGAGTGTCGATGCAGTGATACCTCTTCCAGCAACAATGCTTTGGATTGGAGCAGCCGCAGCGGCTTCAGCAGGCGTTGTGTATTGTGGGTGAGGGTCAACAGCAGCGTTATGCTGGGACATCTTCAGGTCGATGCTAGTTTGTTGTGCTGTGGATGTTGGTTTATTGATATCAGAAGTGTTATCTACGTTACCAAGGCCAACCTCAGCCCTTGTCAAGACTACAACACCAGCAAGCCCGTTTACACTTTGTACAGGTGCTTGGGCAGATGTGATGAAGTTTGCACCGTTTGTTAGCTGGTTTGTGTTCGTTGGGATGAATGGCAACCCAGACAGGCTGCTGTAAGCTCCTGTGGTCGCGACTGTGGACAATCCTCCAACATCTGCGGCGGTGAGTACGACAGCACCATTACGGCCTGCTACGGTCACTACAGAGTCTTTGATGGATGCTACACCCAGACGGTTTGTACCAGTCAGGGAAGCCAGCTTGTCACGCATGTGCGTAGCTTGGTTGTCACGATCCATAACGATGTCTTGGAATGTTGCCAGTTGGTCTTCACCGCCGAAGTAAGTGATACCACCGGCGTTACCTTTCAGTGCAATAGCAGTAGCTTCAATCTCAAATCGGATTGCTTGCCCTGTTCTGAGGATTAGAGGTGTATCACCGAAGTCAAACTCGTTATCTCCAAGTACCCACTCCAAACCACCCACACCAGTTTCCCAAGCTTCTTTAGACGGAACATATTTCAATGCTACGTTGTTAGACACTTGAGTGATCTTGATACGGACGTTAGACATTGCGGCAAACGTTCTCATGAATAGAGAGTATGTACGCGATGTGTTTTGGATTGTGTAGTCAAACACAAGAGGGTTTGCTGTCAAGTTAACTGTGTCGTCAGACTGAGCAACGAAACTAAACGATGGTGTATCAGCGAGGAACGCCGAAGGAATAGCGGAAGCCCCAGTACGTGGAGTCCAGTAGTCGAGGACTGTGTATTGACGGTCGTTGATCAAGTTGCTGATAGATAGGAATCCAGCAGCTTCAGATAGCAAGAGTACGTCACCGAACTTAACACTACCAGATTCAACACCAAAGCCCGGAGGGGCAAGCAAACTACCATCTTCCAGTACACGCATACGCGATCCACCGAAAGTACCGTCAAGTGTTTTGTATGGAAGTTCTCCAACTGGTACGTTAGCCAAGGAGGCTACTTCACCCGGAAGACCTTGCAAGAATGGAGTGTAGTCCACCCAAGTGTTGTTAGAACGATATTCAGCGTTAGTTGTAACACCGTACACCAGTCGGATCAAATAGAATGGGTTGCTGTCGTATGCAGCAAGTACAGCAGGGTTGGATGCGAAGTATGCGTCACGTGCTGCTTGGGCAGCAGCAAGGTCAACACCTTCAAATGCGTTTTGAACTGGCCCAGCAGCGTAACCACCACCACCTGCCCCGTGAATAGAGAATGTCATTAAATAATAACCTCAAGCATCACAGGCCCGCTTCCTTTAGCCCAAAGACCAAGGATAGTTCCAGTTACATCAACCAGCATATAAGGCTCAAGAACAATTCCGTTCTTAGAAGAACCACTTGGTTGTGCTGCAATATTTTGAATATAGACTGGGAAGCCAGATTTGTTTTGAATAGTAACTGCTGTACCCAGTACAATACCAGTAGCAGCATAGAGATTTTGGTAGGCAACGCCTAGCAAGTTTACATCTGGAATTGTTGCCATTTGATTATAATCCTTCGAAGTTAAATGACAGGAACGAGGAAACCCTCAACGAAGAGGGTTTTCAAGACAAGACAGACTGAGGTAGATAGCACGTGGCTATTTAGGTTTGGGCAGTCGTCTGTGTTTGGTCGCCTTTGTGGGGTTTCACCACATCTTCCGCAGCTAGTCCACGGTGCTTTGATTAAGCTATCCAGCGTTGTTTGGTGCACACTCTTGGAATCGAACCAAGTCATCTGGGGTTTCAAGCCAGCGCTTCTACCAAGTTAGCTTAGAGTGCGAATTGGTGCGTCATGGTCGGAATCGAACCACGCAGTCTTGGACACCGGGTTTACAGCCCAGCCTCTGTCCCAGCAGAGATAAATCACGACGCATATTTGGAGCCTTCTATCGGAGTTGAACCGATCTATTACTGGTTTGCAATCAGCACCCTAGCCGCTCAGGCAAGAAGGACATAAATTGGTGGGCCTAGAGAGACTTGAACTCTCAATCCTTTCGGCGGCGGCTTCTAAGACCGCTGTGTATGCCATTCCACCACAGGCCCATATACTACTAAATTGGTTGGAGCCAGAGATTCGAACTCTCCTACACGGGGTCACATCCCGGCGTGCTATCCACTACACCAAACTCCACATTAACTTCTTCAACAGCTTCTTTCAAAGTCTGCTTATCGAGCATATGTTCTTTCAACATTACACGGTCACAGCATCTGCACGAAAGAGTTTGATATCTTTTAGTACGTTGCTTGAGTCTAACTTTCATTACATACCTCCTACAATTGGTGGAGCCAGTGGGAATCGAACCCACCACAGTCTACGTGCAAGGCAGACTCGCCATCCCTTGGAACATGCGACCCCATTGTTATTCGCGTTTGCTGACGTACCCTATGGGCATTGGTAACGATATCACACCATCACTGCAAGACCCCCGATTGGGAAATGCTTTCTGGTAATACCTTTTCAGTCAAATTGGTCAGTCCCGGAGGTTACGCTCCTCCGCCCTAAGCTTCCAAAGCTAATACGCTACTATTACGCCAGAGACTGATTAAATTGGAGCAGAATGTCAGAATCGAACTGACCTCATCAGCTTGGAAGGCTGGGCGCTCACCTTGAGCAATCCTGCGTGAATCTCTCTATGACAGTTGGCACAGACCAGAATACATTTACTAACTTCCTCAAGCATTCTTTCGATTGTCGAGTAGTTGTTTATAAGCTTCGATGGTGTCTGCTCTTTAACAGAAGAGTCTGTATGATGGAACTCCAGTGCCGCACTACATCTATCGTACCCGCAGATAGTACAACTATCACCGAATAGCTCAGACAAGATACGACGCTTTCCTTCCACGAAAGAACGTCTGTTGTTTTCCTCACAAGGTATGCACAAGGGTTTATACTTCTGCTTTCCAGAGGATTGTTTACCATTTGTATAGAACTCTGTCAAAGGCTTCACATCGAGGCAGGTTTTACACTGCTTCATTGTTTACCTCGTTCAGTTTGTTAAATTGGCAGGCAATAGAGGACTCGAACCTCCCATCTGCTGGTTAACAGCCAGCGACCCACGCCCGGTGAGATCATTGCCTAAAATTCTGATAGAGATTATATTTATACAGCACACTCTATCTGGCTGTACACGTGGGGAGCACGTATTTGGTTGCGGACGTGAGAATCGAACTCACCATTGTCAGCTTATGAGGCTGCCGTGTCCACCAGTTCACCTGACCGCATTAAATTGGCTTCCGATAGTAGGCTGTACGTTTACCCTACCCTAGCATTATCCACGTCGGTCAACCCGTGGGGCTTGTATGCTGCAAACACATACGTCATTCGACAGGCAAGGTTGCTTATGCCTTGCTAGCTGTACTTCAGGCGAGCTTTTATCGTGCCTTACGTCCGTCGCTTATACGTCTAATTGAGCGCTGTCAAATTTGGTAGTAACTGAAGGGATCGAACCTTCCTATAGGGCTTCGTAGACCCTTGCCTAATCCAATCGGCCAAGCTACTATTGTTTGGTTGCCAGAGAAAGAATCGAACTTTCACCTAACGCTTATCAGGCGTGTGTACAGACCACTATACTATCCGGCAGTTGTTTGGTGCTGAAGGTCAGATTCGAACTGACGGCATCCACGTTACAAAGGTGGTCACTTGGCCACTAGCGTACTCCAGCATAATCTTCTGAATCATGTATTTCTCTATGACAATTAGAACATACTAGAATACATTTGTCAACCTCATCTTTAATCTTTTCCCAAGACCAGTTCTTCATTTGAGAGAAGTCTGCGTCCTTACCAGAAGGATCAAGGTGGTGGAAGTCTAATGCTGCAAGGCATTTGTTATAACCGCAGATTGAACAGCATCCACCTTTATAATCAACAGCTTGCTTCTTCTTACCTAAACGTCTAGCTCTTTGGCGACCAATGTGACAACTGATGCAGTAGTAGGAAATCTTACCATTAGATCGTTGTTGTCTGAAATCTGTCAAGCCATGATGCTTACATTCTCGTTGTTCTACTATTGCCACAGCAGTTCCTTAATTTGGCGGCTCATAGGGAATTCGAATCCCTCCTTCCTGATAGACAGTCAAGCGTGCTAACCGCTAACACTAATGAGCCATATTTGGTAGCCTTGGAGGGGATCGAACCCTCTTCCCCTGATTGAAAGTCAGGAATCCTAAACCGCGTAGACGACAAGGCCATTGTTCTTATTTAGCGTTTGGATGTTTATCCTTACGCCCTTTGTTCGGATGACGACCTTTGCTATCTTTCAAGCGGGTCTTGTCAACCGGAGCATGTTCTTTAGTTGCATCATATGGACGTTTAGCCATTTCGTTTCTCCTTTGTGTTGTTCAGTAAGGTTATTAAAACACGACAATCATACATTGTCAAGCGTTTCTTTTAAATTCTTTTCAACTATTTGGTAGCCCTACAAGGATTCGAACCTTGTCTATCAACTTAGAAGGATGATGTGCTAATTCCCTTACACTATAAGGCCAGTGTTCACGTTACTCGATAACCGATGCACCACAAATCAATCCTGAAGAACCATCGTCCTTCGTTCTTGCCTGCACCTATCCGAATCATACGGTTGTTTCTGTCCAATGTCAAGCGGGTAATTTGCATTTCTTTCTCCTATGTTTGGCGGGCACCCTTGGATTCGAACCAAGCTGGAAGTGATTTGGAGTCACGACTGGTCGCCAAGACCGACACCCTGAAATTCGTGGAGGACATTTATAGCACGCTGTCCTCTGAGCGTCAAGTCATATGGTTGGTCATATGACGCATACCAAGGCGCGGTATGTTTGATTTGCTATCTGACTTCAGCATCGTCAGAAGTGATGGCTGGCCGTGGCGCTTATCTCCGGTACTCAGCATGTCTGTCACGTTTCACAAATTTGGAAGAGGGGGAGAGACTTGAACTCTC